ACATGTCTTAGAACCAATACATACATACCCTAACTTAGCACCAGTACCTGATAGTTTGAAGCGTAAGGACAACTCAAACATAGACCCTAAGCTAGAAGACACAACTAATACTACGGAAAATATGCTAACGCCACATAGACAAACAAATACGAGTGATTTAGGTAATATGAAGGACAGCGACGGTGATAGAAAGCTCAACAATGTTAATGTGACTATTCCAAGTTCGCCAGCTCAAGGTGAAAAAAGCCCCGAGGTTAATCCAAATTTTCCTAACCCAGGTAAGTCAACGGCTCGCTATCTCCCTAGCCGTTAAGATCACTTAAAGTAAGTAAAAGACAATAAAAATTGATCTCTTGATCAAGTACTAATGCCGATCTGTACATATATTCACCAACAGCTACTAACCACAATCGTTTCTGATTATCTGTAAGGTTATAATTACCCGTACATATCTCATCAAATAAGCTTTTCATGAGAACAGGGTAATCACCGTTAAATATAGCTTCGTTCTCTATAATTATCTTTCTACTTTGTAGTGTTTTTTTAGCTATAACTAAGCTAATAATTTTACCTACAAAATCATTCGCAACGCTTAGTTCCGGGATAGATAACACCCCATCAATACAGTACTTTTGCATCTCATTAATACTTTTGCGTATATCTGGGAAATATTTTCTTAATAATCCTACTAATTTTTTCTTACTCTCATCATTAATAAGAATATTTTCTTGCTTTAAGATATAAAGACATCTTTTTGCAACATCAGTTATATTAGGATCCAAATCTAGAGATTGACATCTACTTTGTAGAGGTATAATAACCCTATGTTTGTAATTGCAAGTTAAAATAAACCGACAATGGCTAGCATACTCCTCTAAAACGTTTCTTAGTGATCTTTGCGCATCTATAGATGCAATTCCATCAATCTCATCAAGAAGTACTATCTTTTTCTTACCATTAAAACTTTTTGTTCTGCTAAATCCAGTTATATCATTACGCACCGTATCAATACCAACTTCAGAACAATTCTGGTAAATAAATTCCGCATCTAACTGATTAATAATCGCTTTAGCCGTTGTTGTTTTACCTATGCCTGCATGGCCACAAAATAATAAATTCGGTATTTCATCATTACTAATAAACTTGTTTAGTATACTTTTATTCTTTTCGGATAAAATAATATCATCTAATTTTGTTGGGCGGTATTTTTCTGTCCAGACTTTATCTACATCCATCATTTTCCGCTACTTCCAAAACCTTTTTCGCCGCGATCGGTATTTTGAACAGCCCCCCAGTCAACATTAATATCGATATTATAATGTAAAACAAGCTGTGCTACCCTATCGCCTTTTTTAACACTGTAATTAGTATCACTATGATTATACAGTAGTACACCTAAATCGCCTCTATAGTTTTGGTCTATAACACCCGGGTGGGCTAGAATTCCATTTTTAAAACTTAACCCTGACCGAGACTCCACACTTAACCAGTAGCCATTCTCAAGATAGGCAAGCTTTAAGCCTACAGGTACCGTGTTTCTGCTGTTTGCTGGGATAAGTGTATCCTCCACTGCGACCAAATCCCAGCCAGAATCTGAAGCAAAATTTTTCTTTGGCAATACAGCATCTGGATGTGTCTTTTCAAATTTCATACTCGGTGCATATAAAGAAGATGCTATGGTCATACTATTAATATAAACTATTGTATATATATTTCAAGAGATAAATAACATATGGCAGAAAAAGAGTTTAGTGTTAATGACCTAATTAATCAGTTACAAACTACGACTTCAGCTAATAAAGAATTGCTTAAGCAAGATTTTAATTTGCCTAGAGAAAAACTAGAAGATTTTGTGCTCAATAGTACAGGTAAACTAGTAACGCAAGGGCTTGAAATTGTTGAGGGTGTAAAAGACTATGTAATGAACAACCCGGAAAGCAGAGAGGTAGAAGCATTGTCACAAGCTTTAAAAGCAGTGGCGAGTGCACTCTCTGTAATTAAAGATGTTCATGTTACTCAGATTAGACGTGAGTCTGCTAGAGATTTAAAAGTAATGGATATAGAATCGCGAAAAATGCTGAAAGAGGAAGATAGAAAAGACCGGTTAATGTTAAGCCGGGATGAGGTATTCAAAAAAATTATGGACGAAGCTAAAGTTATTGAAGCGCAGGCCGAAGCTGTTAATATTACCCTACACCCAGTACTTTCTTCGTAGTTATATCACGCTTAATGTCTTGTAATTGATTGAATAATATATCCTGATTAACTGGTGTACCTTCAACATCTACAGATATATTAAAATTAGGTACAAACTGTATATTTTGTGATGCTGATCGAGGATTATAATTACAATAAAACGAAATTACATTGTAAAGTTCTTTAAACTCGTTTCTTATACGCTGATTTAATGTAGGTACAAGCCCTTGAATTCTTTTTACGTGAGAAATATCAGGCACTAAATTTTCACCATGTGCTTTATCCGGTGATGATCCTTGTGCTTGTATATTTTTAAGGTTCTTATTCATTACGGTGTTAAGCTTATTGCTCATCTCCCCAAATAATAACTGAATTCTGGGATGTATCTTGTTTGTTAAGGAAGCCCCATACCTTAAAGGGAAGGCTTCATTTAGCACTGACTGGGTGCTCTCGTCATATATATTTTCTTGTCGTGTGAGAATACCAATACTATCGCTAAAACTTCTATAAAATGTCCCAGTACCAATAGTAATACCAACTTCGTTTCTAACTTGTTCCTGGACGGTATTAAACGTTTTTATCCAATTAGCAGCAAATTGCGGGGTCATAGATTTCATTTTTTTGTCTAGGTCTACAAAAAAACTACTCATTGAAGTGATAGGGTCGTTAGCCACTTTTGATTTTGCAAAATTAATGGCTGTCTCTAGCTCTGAAGAATAACTTTGCACTGCTTCTAGATAATTAGAAGCTTGTTGGTAAAAATCTTTTTTATAAAAAAGATTTATCTGCATTAAATGTGGATCAATCGATGTGCTCATATAATTTCATTAGAGTTCTTAGTTTTTTCTGTAGTATATGTCTTTACCCCGACAAGATAGTTGTAGTATTGACCGTTTTTAAAAACATGATCAACCTTAGTAATAAGATATGTACCAAGTATTTTATTATCAAAAGCAGAATTATTAGCAAAGTCCCGTCTATCAACAGTAAAAAATTTACCAGCTTCCCTGAAAATACTTCCACGCGTTTTAAATCCAATAGTTGTATTGTTGAATATAGAATTTAATAAAATTTTATTACTACCAGAATTTAATCTAATTGTTTGTGTAGGGTTCGGATTAAAAACATGATAAACGTTCTTATTCTCTGTTTTAGTTTTATTAAGCGATAGATTTGCACTAGGTGAAGACCCTATCAGGCCTTTTTGCGTCTGGACAAAGTGTTTTTTGTATTTTTTAAAGGCTGAATCTATACTATTTTCTGTTAAATCAATGGAAAAAGTTTTTTCTGCAATATTATAATTATGCACAACATGGGTCGCTATACCGTAGGTACTAGACGGTGCGCTGATATTAGCGCTTTCAAAATTTTCTATGTAAGAGTAATCAGGTAAATTATTTGCAAAGAATGAAGCTTTAGGGTTTCGCTCTATTGAATTAATAGGGTTGTAATCACCAGATGTGGGTTTACCTATAATGAAATTTTCTATTAAACCGGGGCCACCAATATCACCAAAAGATGAAGAGCCTTTGTAATATGCAGATTTAAATAATTCAGTTATAGGCCTCAAAGTCCATATATTCTGTCTATTTTTTCTTAGCAACGCTGGACTGTAATCATTATCCCTCGTACTAACATGATAATCTAGAAGATAATATAAATCATCAATAGCTTTGCAGCCTGCAGGGCTACTGTAAAATATTTTTTCTTCACCCCGGTCCCATTTAGTACTAAATTTTTGTGTAAGCCCTGTATCTTGTGACAGGGTGGATGCGAGAAGCTGCTTTATAGCCTCGCCAGTATATATACTTCTATTAGTGTTACCTTTTCCTTTATCTGTAGAAAATTTGCTGGTAGAAAAATATGCGTTTTTTTCATTTAAAATCTGAAAAACAAAATCACAAAAATATAATTTTTTCATTTTAGTTTCCTTGTCTTCTGTAAGGATATCTTGCATGTCAAGAATAGAGAACATGTAATTAAGAGACAATTGATTTTTATTATCATTCATACTAATGGGATCAGTATCATCAGACTGAACAGATGGTTGTATGTTAATAGCAAGAAAATCTCTACCATCACCGCGAAATGTAAATGTTGAAAAAGCTTGCTCTGAACGACCCCTCACATCTGTAGAAATGCTTTGAACGCTTTCTAACGCATCTAATGCATTGTTAAAGATAAGATAACCATCAGCGTAAAAATTAGTTAAAGTATCCGAAATAGCCAACTCCACAATACTTGAGTACTTTATCCCAACTGTTTGACCATCGCCATTAATTAATACTATGTTAAATTCATAGGTATTATCACCTATGTTTACTCGCTCTGGTCTACCTGTGAAGCTTAAGTTTTGTATTGCGTTCATTACTGCTTTGTTTGTGAAGTTATTTCATCAAAAACTAGTTTTACATATTCAGGCTTTATAATTCTTAAAGTAGATCCAGGTGCAGGGTAATATACAGGGTTATATACTTTATTAGCTAGCGCAATAAGCCACCATAAATCTGTTGTTCTATATTCATTATAACTTATTGCTGTCCACGGCAATCTTTTATTTAAAGTAATTGTATAGTAGCTACTAGTTGGTATATTATCAGGAAAGTATACACTATTCAAAAGATTAAAATAATAAAAATTTGAAGAATCTGTATTTTCTGTAGCGTACATACGAAATATATTTTCGTAACTTATACTTGGTACAGTTTCTAGAAAATCTAAATCTTTCCTAAAAGCCCCGAGTGCACTTAACCCTATCATTGTAAGCCTCCTGTTCCAACAGGCGCTTTCTTAAAGAAATTAATAATATTGCCTGCGGCTTCACCTAGTTGTTGTGCACCAGACCTTGTTGTTGGTTCTTGACTTTGAAGCACGGTTCTATTAAAACCTCTTCTTGCCTCTTCTGCAAAAATATCGAATACAGATCTTTGTTCAACAGTTGTAATTACATCTTGCTTGTCATGCAAAAGTGCAAAAAGAAAGTTTTGAGTTTCGGAAACAAGCGTTGTGAGTGTTATATCAATTACATACGCATCTGGAACGATTGTGTTTATTGTTCTAGATCCCCCGGCTAAAGGCACAGTTAAATTCATTCGACGTCTTGCCCCAACAAAATTAATAGCCATGTCACTTATGTATGCGAAGGGGTAAAATCTTACACCAGGTATTGTTAATTCATAAATTACAGCAGGATCTATTAAATCGCGACTTCTTCTATTAGGTCTATTTTGATATGTGAGAAGATACATTAATTGCCAATTCTGACTAACATCTTCATAAGTAGACCACCCTGTGTTAATTAAGGGAAATCTAAATCTAATTTGCTCGCCCTGCTCTTTAAAATTGAAAAATTTAGGTTTTTCAATGTATATGCCAGGCGCATCAAAATTGAGCGTACCAGACATAAAATTAGCTGCAGCTCGAACATTTTGTGCAGCTGCGTACGCGTTGAGAGGATCAATACCGCCTTGTCCCATTACCTCATCAAAATCACCAAACATGTTATTAATTGAATTTTGTTCATCACTAAAATATGGAAGACTGTATATAAACTTTGTATCTTCAGTAATATACAACCCCTCATAAGGTTGTAAGGTATCGCTGGCTAGTCTTTCTATGTTGAATTTATTAGGCATATTTTGCCCTAAAAGTTGCGCGGCCTGCGCTATAGTATTTAACCCTAACTGTATATTTTCTGGGGTAGCAACAGCACCGCCAACTATACCAAGCCCCGTTGTAGCGAGTTCTAAAGACTTCGAAAGTATACCAGAGCCAACTCCGCTTGATTCGCCGTTTATAAAAGATGATATATTTTGCAAAGTTTTCGTCACGGTGCTTGCAAACGTCTGTGCACCAAAACCACCAACTAATGCCTGTGCAAACGGTCTAAATGTTTCATTAAGTGAGCTCATACCACCTAAACCACCTGCTAGAACTCCGCCTAGTGCCAACCCGTAATAAGCAACTTGCGCATAAAGGGCATTGTTTTTAAGACGCTTTTCCTTTAATAAAATATTAGGCACTTCTTGACGAGAAGATTTAGGGGATGTAGTCCATTGAAATTTATTAATAACATCAATTAAACCGTAACTAGCACTATCTTTTGCTATATAATTCGCACCGGGTCCAGAAACCATACCCGCGGGCATTAAGCGAGGGGCCCCGTTTAACATTGGGTTTGGTTGAGAAAAGCTTTCAAAAGTATAAAGGTTCATATTATGCTATGCTGTTGTTTCCAGGAAAAACAGTATTATTGGTAAATGTTCGGGGTGTTAATCCGAGGCGATCCCTGAAATTACCTATTAAATTTAAAGATTCTGTTGGTGTAAAATTGCTTTTATTGCTATTACTACTAAAGCCTCCAGACTGACCTTGTTGTACAGATATGCTAGGTATAGTCCTCAGTATTTCCATTGCAGTATTATTTAGCGTATTCAATGAGTTGACAAGAGTTTGCTGAGTTTGCTGAAGACTGATAGATATTTTGTTCAAATTTTGATTTATACCAATAAGAGACCTATCATTGTTGCTTGCTAATGCCATGGGTGATCTACGTTCGGACATGCTTGGTATTGTAGCCCCTAAATTAAAATTAAACGGGGTAAAGGGCTGCTCTGGTGACGGTTGTTCAGATTGTTGCGTTCGCTCTGTAGGTTGCTGGTTCTGAGTAGATGTAAATGGTAGCTGTTTTAAAAGCGACTCCATATCTGTTACCTCAGAAACACCTTTTGCCGCGGCACCCTCCTTAATACCTTGGTTAACATACGCTTTAAAATTAAAAACATCAAGCGCTGGGCTTAAATCGTTTACACCTTTCAATACAGACTGTATCTGATTAGCTATATTAGGATTATCTAGAGGGCGACCGGGGGTTATCCCTTTTGATTCTTGCTTAGGTACTTCCGTTGCCTGCGCTTCACTAAAAGGCTTTAACCCTTTACTAGACTCGGGTTTCTTTAACAACTTTTCATTATCTTCGCGTAAAGCCACAGAGTTAGTCATTTTTACATTTAATGGTTCTGTATTGACTGCTGCGGGTTGTGTGGGGGTGCTAGGAAGCTCCGTCTTAACTTGATTATCAGCTAACTTTTTACCACTCTTTAATACTGATTGGTCTTTAACTACTGTATCCTCTTTACTTTCTTTTTTTAAAGGCATAGTAACCCAGTCGGGTAATTTTTCTTTTTGAGACTCGACAGGCTTGACTGCTGGCTCGTTTTTTGAAACTGTAGTATCTTTTTTTTCTACTTTTGAAATGCTTGTTTCGCTAGATGGTTTTTCTGAAAATATATCTGGAACCGGGCCAAGGTGACTAGTTGCTTTTTTTAATTCACTACTTTTGTCTTCCATTTCTTTTTTAAAAGCCTCTTCATCGAATACCGGAACTGGTGGTTGAGAACCACGGGGAGTGAACGGTGTCTGTGCAGAAGGGGACTGCTGTGGTAAGTTTTCTGGTTTTTCTGTTTTGTTATTACGTTCTGATTGTTCTGTAAATCCTTGATTAAGCTTATCTAGTTCTGTAAGATTAATATCTTGAACTATATCATTAATAGGTTTTTCAGCTGACTCTTCTGATAACGAAGGCGCTTTTACAAGAGGCTCAATTGCTTGACTGGTCGGCAGTTCAATAGGTTTAACTTGAATTAAATCTTTTGCAACGGTATCGGCTGCGGCAAAGTCTTCATTTAACTCATTAATATCCAAATCGAGAATTAGTTGACTTAATTCAGTACTAGCATTATTGGTTGAACTTTCATTCTCCATAATATATTTATTGTGTTTCTTAGTTATTGAATATCAATACCACCGGGTTGGGAATTATTTGACTCGTCTCTCTTAAATAAATTTAAGAAAATATCACTCTCTGCAGGTGTTAATTGTTGTAAATCGCTATAACTAAAATTACTAAATCTCATTAAATTATATTGTTTTTCATACAATCCCTTACAATGAGGTAAATAAACAGATCTTACAAAGAAAAATAATGTATTGTCATATGTACGTACAGGTAAATCATTTAAATTAAGAGATACATTACTATTTTTAATAATATAATGCTGCGATTTACTATCTTTAAGTAGTAGCTCTTGGGCTATATAATTTCTTAAATTTATGTTAGAAGAGATTAAATTATTAATTAAAGTGGTATTCGCTATACGCTGTCCTTTATAATCTATAGCTACAATAGAATTTAAAACCGGTTCCTCTGTATAAAGAAAAGAGTAGGGCCGTAGCAAAAAAGTAATTTTATCTACATTAACATCTATCGTATTGATACAATTAATCTCTGATAATCTATTTAATATATCAAACAGCGATATCTCTATATTACAGGGTATATTACCTTTATTTGTGGTCTGTAAATATAAGGTTGGTGAAATATTTATTGCTCGCAAAAATGTTAAGATAAACCATTTGTCAAATCGATTTAAATTATAAAGATCATAATCTATAAAATTTTCTTTTATTATTTCTTCAAAACATTTATTTGTGCCTTGATGATCTTCATTAAGAATATATTTTGAAAGAGTAGATAATTGCCAGTTTTTAAGTTCTTTTACTTTAAAAAACCCACTTAACGATGGTACCCAACAATTTAGAACAAATTCCATATGTTAGTTAACAAAAAAATTAGAAAAAACCAGTAACGTTTTGTGGGTAATTATTTGACGATTGTAATGGCGAAACAACCGGGGTATAGCCATTATTGAAAATTGAACTAACAGTTTGAATAATATCTGCAAGCGGGAAGTAAAGGTTATTCTGAATAGTATAATTTGTATAGGTGAAATTAACCCGGTAAGCTGTTGCGTCTGTTGGTTCTGCTCCGTAATCTAAATTAAAATTATTAATTAAAGTAGGTACCACATTATAAAAAGTAAATACTTTTCTTGGTATTTGACTCACATTTTGATAGCTACGGGTGTAACACAACAGCGTAATGTTAGATTTAACGTTGAATAGGTCTTTAGAGCCAGGCATATCTCCGGGGCGTGCTACTAAACCATAATGACTCGCTAGCATAACCCAAGGTCTAAAAACAAAATCTACAATACTTGTATTAGTTTCAAGAAAATCTAATGCAAGGGGGTTGCCCGCATAACCTGCTCGCTTGTCAGATATTATACCTGGTATAAATCCCCTGTTATTATCTAGGGGGGTATCACTTACAGTTAAAGTCTCTCCCGGTATTTGTGCGCCCTGAGCAAATACGCATCCTATAACTTTTTGTAATGGGTAGCTTGTTAATATCGCCCGAGCTCTATCTATGTCAAATCCTTTTTTACCGCCGTCAGTTCTTTCTAAACTCTGTAGCAGTTCGGTTCTTAATGCGTAGGGAAAACTATCTATAACTGCAATCCATTGTGTTTGTAAGGGCAGAGCTGTAAGCCATGTTTGTAATTGAAGTAAAAAATAATCTCTTGTGCTAACCAGTGGTACGCCTGGAATATTAAAACCAAGTAAGGTTGTAATTTGCGGCTGACTAAGCGGATTAACACCGCGGCCAACACCAATAGTATTGGACACTAAGCCTTGAAAAGCGTCAATTAACGGATTAGAAAGGGCCATTTAATATATTTATGGCGCTTATTTAATTACGATATTTCTTTACGTGTAAAATAATGGTAAGCAAGTGTTACATCAAAATCAACAATTTCGCCAGTCCCGCCAATATTATAGTTTATATCACCAACATTACGAATACTTACACCGACAAGTTGGTATTGAGCAACCCTATTCATTTGTGTATCAAGTTGTACTAAGTCAATTGTGCTTGCCTGTGTAGGGGTAAAATAATTTCCTGTGCTATTAGCATCATTAAACGTATCCCGGGTCCAATCCTCAAACTTTTGTCTTAGGTTGTTGTTGGCATCGTTATAAAACTTTAATGTATAACTTTCACTGTTTGGGTAAACAGCTGTACCAGGAAGATTAAAATTTAATCCCATAAACTTTGCTTGTACATTAGAAATTGCGCGTGCAGGTAATGAAGCTGCTTTTGCGTAAACAAGATCGTTCTCGTCAAAAGTAATTGTTGTGCCTCCAGGTGTAATACTTAAAACGCGAAATTGAATATCGCGTTGAAAATCCCTAGCAGCTGCTACTCTGTAAAAATCAGCAATTAATTGTTTTACATCGGCCATAAAATTATTTATTCTCCCTCACTGTTACGCTACTAACTCCTGGAAGTTTTGACCAGTGCGTGTAGCATAGAAGCTTACGAGAATAAACTCTGCGGCACGTACAGGCTTTAGATATATATCAACCTTCATTTCGTTTTGATCGATAACATCAGGTGTATTGTTACGCTCATCGCATATAATCAGATAATCGTATAAACCTTCCGTGTTCTTAGCATTTTCAAAAATAGGCGTTAATGTATTAACTACCTGGGTTCTAGTAAACAATGTATTTGGTTCGAACACAAAGTATTTAACGGTGTCTCTAGTCGCTATTTCCAGATTCAAGAATAGTCTACGTACGTTAATACGATCAAAAGCGCTAGGCTTTTTGAGCAATGTCTTCTGACCAAAAATGACAAAACCTTCAACAGGGAAGAACGGAACTGGGTTTAGACCAATTTTATATAGTTGATCACGTTGTTTTTGTTTGGGGTAGATACCTAGATCATTTACACCTAGCAATACACCGCGTGTAAAACCGGCGGGTGCAAACCAAGGCTGGAAGTTAGCATCAGTATTAGCCATAGCAGCTGTAGCAAACCCAGAGAAAGGAACCCAGACTTGTCTATTAGTAGAGGGATCGAGTACCTGTGCAACAGTTGCGTATGTACATGCATAACTAGAGTCTAGCAAACCAAATTGATGCCTTAATGGCCAATAGATATGCTGACTAAAGTTAGTAGCGACATAACCTGGAGCTCTTATATCTAAACCAACGCCAGCGTTAGGGCTATATAAATTCTTTGAATTAATTACTTTACCGTTTTCGCCTTGGACAAAGATATGTCTCAAGGCATCTAGAACAACCAAAAAGTCTTTTCTTTGATTTTGTGCAGCATTTACAAGAACACTTGCTACCGCATTATAATTGCCACGTATTCTTAAACCTTCGTCAGTTATTAGTTCGTTCGTTGTTGTATAAAAACTACTCAATGTATTTACAGGCGTTGAGTCGTTGTAAGCACCGCATGCCGATAGAGGTATGTTAGCTTTAACCGCAGCTTCAGTAACACTGACATAAATAGTACCTAGACCAGCCTCAGGAACAATGTTAATAGGATATAAATCAGCATTTTCAACTAGTTCAAATACTCTCTCTAATTTTTGAGGCAAACTACCAATATTTTTGTTGGTGGTAACAGTTTCTGTATAAACACCTAGAGGGAATAAGCTTGCACAAGTATCTCCTGCATCAGAAAATACTGAATCCTTGAGATTGACAACACTGCCATTTATCGTTACAGCCGATGTTGTGCCAATGCGAGTTAAGAAAGATGTATTAGTATCAACTGCGCCTTGTACGTTTAGTGGGGTAAAGTTTTGCGGTGATACCATTCTAACCGTTTTTGTAGGTTTGCCAGATGCATCTAACCATGTATTTGATAGTTGGTTTGAAATATATGGGTTAACTAAAATTCTAATATTTGGGGAGTTCTTTGCTAGGTTACCTAAGAAGAAGCTTGTAGGTGCACCGCCTGTTTCGGAGGCTATTTGCCTATGAAAGTCTAGTGACCCTACGTATTTTTCAGTTAAAACATAATCTAATGCTATAACGTCGGGTGAAAATACGCTTTGTCTTAGTTTAAAAACTCCTAACGATAAAGTATCGGAGAAGTTTTGACCAGCAATATCAAACGTGCTCATATTTTCCATTACTTCACTCACGCTTGTACCATCACCAAATTTTGTTGCGGATAGAGCAAAATTTAATCTGGTCTTAGGTACATCAATATAAGAATCGTTTTCACCTATAATTGGCAAGGAAGCGCCGAGAGCTTTAATAGACCCAATACCATCAAACGGTGTAGCTGGATTGACGTTAGCGTTATCTGTCAAGCCGATATAATAGCCTTCAAACTTATTGTTGTTCGTTACTTGGGATTTATTTAAGATTACTATGGCGCTATTCTTTATACTATTAAAAGTAACATCAGGACTGTCTGTTGTAATTCCATCTACAGACCAATCAATATTATTATTAACTAGTTGTTGATACTGCTCCAAAGAAAGCTCCATGTGGTACGGGGCACCGATAAACAATGCGTTTGCAGAAAGTTTATTCGTGTAGGTGGATGAAACAGGGTTAGAAGTTGTATTAAAGGCGACTGCAGGGTAAACTAATGCACTATAGCGCCATGTTGCAAAACCTTCTCCTTTATCTTCACCGTAAGGAAGTCTGGAAACTTTTAATTGTACTGGGCCTTGTAGTGCAGCTTTTACTGTATGGTAAAAATATCTCTCCGCAGCATTTGTCGGTGTACCGTAGACTTGCTCAAACTCGCTCAAAGAGGTTGGCTGTAATACCTCATCAATTGGACCTTGGGAAGCAAAGCCAGTAACAAACACGCTGGTGCCTTGATTAATTACTGGTCTTAGTGTGAGATCGACTTCACGAATTTCGACTCCTGGACTTTGAATAGTTCTTGCCATATTAATTAATTACTCCAGTAGAAAGACGGTTACTCATACGTTAATATTTATACTATTTATGTTTAACTTTTTCAAAAAAAAAATATTTTATGCAATATTATTAATTTACAGGTAAAAGCGTTACTTTGAGTTGATGATATGCAAAATTAAAACTACACTCCATCTCGCCGCTATCCCTATCATTGTATTCAATACCTTGTAGAGCAACAGGAAATGCTCGAATATAGTCGAATTGTATTGTTTTATTATTGTATTCATCTAAACCGTAGATAGTAATATTTGTCATATACTGTTCGGTACGTGAATCTAGATTTGTATCGTTAGGGCTAAAAACACCTATTGTCGGGTCGTTGAAAACTTCGAGCCATTTATATATAACCCAATAATTATTAAAAAAGTTGTCAACTGTAAAATCTATTTTCAACACAGGAAACGATGGTCTTGCATATGAAGTTACCTTTAGCGTTTGACCTGCGTAAGGAATTTGTACTGGCGGAATTTCAATGGGCGGGGCAACTGCACCAAAAATACTAAACTGCAGTGCATCGAAATTTATAGAAGAATTTCTTCTAGCAATATCTTGAACCTCGTCCCGAAGTATTCTAGGAATGGTTAAAACGCAGATAAATTTATCTTTTCTCTGCTTATTTAACGGGCTTTGAAAAATCGGTGTTTGATTTGGTTGTGTGGCCATTTAATTTATTTATCAAAAAAAGACTGCCCTGGTAAATACCATCCCTGTCTTTTTAGCTCCTCTATATCCGCGTCTTTTTCATCTCCACTATCTTCGAAGATAGTGGGTAAAGCTGTTTCTGCCCCGACATTCTTTTCATTCATGTACATACTAAGTGGACTCACAACACCTCTTATACCGTAATCTAACGGCTTAATAATCTGAGGTCTGTCACAATCATCAAGTTTTACTACATCAAAATACCTATTACAGAGTTCATTTTCAAGAATAATTAAAGCCCATACTAATGCCATAACCCGGTCATCCCAAGTATCGCTACCTGGTCGCGCGCCCCAGGTATTGTTAGGGTATCTTATAAAGGTTTTAAATTCCTTAAGAGTGTTGATATCTCGAAATTTTAACACCTTCAATTCATTAACCCAATATCTCATGTTAGTAATGCCTCTATACTTTGTATTAGTATGAGATAGAATACCAACTCGCTTAAATTCAGATTTATCACCCGCTTTTGCGCCCCAAGAAACTATATTTTCATAGCCGTGGGTAAACTTGAGCTGCTCTACAACCTGTGCGCCGCAACTATTTCTCTCTATACACACCGGAGGACGTCCCCACTGGGTTAAAATTTCTAAAAGTTTTGCTGTAAATTGAAATGGTGGTGTGTTACGTGTGTGATAAACTGCAACCTGCTCTATAGTAGATAGGTCGGTGACGTCAAGAATCTGAACAACACTAGCTGCTTCATTTACACCCTCGCTTACATCAACACCTGCAACATAAATTCTTTCTTCTCTAGGCTCCTCCCACATTAAATATTTTCCGTCGTCAAAAACAAATTCTGGTTCCCTGCAATCTCTTAGAGACGAATTATACAAAAATTCATTAATGCTGCTTTCACCTCCGTGAAGAAATTCATTTCCAAACTCTTGAGAAAAAGTTTCAACGCTGCCAAGCGTTTTAATAGTATCATGTTTCCATTTTTCATCTCTTCCAGGTATTTCCCACCAATCAATTCTCTCCGCTTTCCAGTTATTGTCTCCTTCCTCTGCACCTTTGTAAAGTCTGTAAAAAAGATTATCAGTACCGTTTGGGGTACTTGCAATAAAAATTTTACTTTTCTTAGAACTGCTAATAATTGGATATACCGATTCCCAGAATTTATCTACAATATGATTATCGATAAATGCCAACTCATCCAGTACGAGACAATTGCAACTATCTCCTCTACCTGCATCACTACTTGTTGTGCTGATACCTATACTACTACCGTTTGTGAGTGTCATACTTGTTTGCCCGTACTCAACAACACCAGGTTTCAAGAAATTAGGTAACATTTCATAAGCAAGTCGTATACGTTTAAAAATATTTTTTGCCGTCTGCTCTTTATTTGCAACAATAAGAATTCTCTGGTCATCATTAAAGCATGCATTCCACAGACAATATATTGTCATTTGCGTGGTCTTGCCGCTCTGTCTGGAAGATAGTAGTATGACGAAACGGTTGTCCCTTAAATTTCTAAGTACTCTTTTTTGACATGAATATAGTTTAATTTTTTCTTTACCTCTATCTAAATTAATAATAAAGAAGTAATTCTCAGCAAAATGCAATAGGTTTTTTTTGCATTTTTTTATTTCGCTTATCATTTCTGGCGTATATTCAAACTTGGTATCTGTAGTTGGTAGGCGTTCGTTGCCTAGATAATATTTTTCTTTATCCGCCATATTATTATTTATCCTAGTATAAATACTATATATGACAAGAGTTACTAGTATTAAAGATATTGGCCTAGTTTATGCTGCTATGGAGCATGTCGCTCCTAAAAATAATTCTAGTACCGAGATAGTAGAAGAAAAAACTAAAAAGACATTAGCAACTTTTCCAGTAGTAAAAGATAAAAAAATCGACACAAAGAAGATAGTTGCAAAGGGTACCGATAAAAATGCCTTTGCTTTAAAGAACACCGGGCCAGAAGCCGCAGAAGGTTTTAGCAAAAACATAGTTGATCCTAAAAATGCAAAGAAAGATAACCATTTTGAACCGCAAAAATTTTCTACAACCCTTGAAAAAAAGGAGCCAGCGAATATAAATAATATTATGAGCAAATCGATATTTGATAAACTTTATGAAGATGTAATGAAGGATGATGCCCTTGATCTAGGTATTCAAGCTGGCCCAGAAGGTTCCGATGCTGATAAGCCTGAAGATCTTAGCGGGGAAAATGATGAGGTTACTTTGACACTACCTCGTGATGTTGCTCAAAAATTACACGATCTGCTCGGCGACATTCTTGGCGGTGAAGAAGACTTAGGCGGTGAAGAAGACTTAGGCGGTGAA